TTGACCCATCATGGAAAATTTGCATATCGTCATCTGTGCCCAGTTTAATTCTTTCACTGGATACACCTGTCGAATCATCAAAATCAATCACATTAGGGAAGAGGACAGTTGAAATTGCGCTTTCTAACTGTTGAACTGCCTCTACAATATCTGTGACTGCATTACCATTGATAGTTGCTGGAAGGTTTCCAATATCACCGACATCTGTTGCCAGTTCATTGAACTCAACTCTCCACTCTTCAAAGGTAAAACTTGCTGGTGCGTTACGATCTGCCATTATTTCTTATCCACTAATTCTAGTAAAAGACTTTTAATTTCGTGCATTTCACACTTTAAGTTATTTATGTCTCTTACTGCATCCCTTAGTTCATCTCTTTGTTTTTGTGCAGAACGAGAGCGCTCAACCGCAGCCTGATATGCTTTCATATTTGTATTGACTATTGCATGAGACTGTGTGTCTCTTACAAGGTCGGGATGATCTTTTACTTGAATATATTCTGCCATCTTATGTCGCCAATGCAATCGCTCTTAGATCCTTGACACGAGGAACTTCTGAAGTATTTGTTCCTTGCATACGAATCTTAATTGCGAAAGAAATAAACTCTTGCAACCCATCTACAGTGTATTCTCTTTCAATAAAGTCTGTTGTATCTACTGAAGAGTTAACGGCGTTGTCTGGAGTTCCAGTGCCATTAAAGTATGTCCAACCAATTTCATCAAAGTCTGATGCATCGTCAGAACGAAGTATCTTATACATGACTTGAATTTCAGCACTATCAAACTTAACTGCATCCAAATAACATTTAATTGCAGTAGCAGGAGTTTTCAATGTAACTTTACGAGTGCAATAAATTACTTCATTGTTATCACCGTCTGGGTCTGTTGGAGACACATAATCCTCTGTAGGATATACATCAGCAGAACTATCAATATTATCCAAACGGTTTGCAATCATCACAGCAGTCCTTCTATCCAAATCAATTACAGGAGATAGATTATCTAAACTAGATGTAATTGTGTATATAAGATTGAGTGACTTATCACCAGCAAGTTCTAATGTTTCGTTTATTGGTGATGCAATAATCTTTGGATTAGCAAAATAGTATTCATCATCAACAGGAATACTAATTGCCTGTGATAGTGTTTGTTTTGTAAATGAGTTCTGAGAACCACTTGGAGATGTTCCAGTTGTAGTTCTTACTTTTGCAGTAAGAGAAGTATCTGGGAATTCGATTGTAGGAACAAAAGGTTGGAACACATCTGCCTGTGCGTTTTCAGATGCATAGACGTTACTACCACCACCAGTTCCATCAGAAGATGCAGCAGCGGTTGTTGCAACAGTATATGAGTCAATACCAATATTTGCAATAGCGTTGTGTGTTTTGTTTACCTCTGTCAAAGGAATACCATTCAAAACATAATATTCAACTGTAGTTCCACTTGCGTGTTCCACATCACTACCTTCTACTCCACGAGTTACAACGGTAATAGTTGCACCAGAAATAGTTCCCTCAATAACCTCATCTTCAATTTTAACATAGACTGTTCCAGATGAAGGCCAACCAGAGGTTGAGGATAATGAAATTGAAGAACCAGCAGCAGCAAGTGTGGTTGACAATGTTGAATTAATACCAGAACTTACACCACTAATAACTACATTATTATCTATGTCATACATATGATGATCACGATGTGTTACCTTAACAAGCGACTGTCCATTGATTGTTCTAATCGGATTTGGTTCTAAGTTCTTAGATGAAAGAACATCATTGTTTAGAGTAATCGTTCCTGTCTTAGACGTATCAAACTGAGCACGATAAAGATTAAACTTCAAATCTTCAAAGTCATATGCAGTCCAAGTCGTATTGTTCTGTGACTTAAAGAGAACCCCAAGATATGGTTGTTCAGAAACCAAACGAGAGCCACCAACATCTGTTTCACCCATTCGTGAAATCCATGCAAAATATTTGTTTGAATCTGTTTGTAGAACAATACAATATTCTACTCCATTCTTCACATAGACAGGTTGGTCAAACGAGAATGTTGTTGCAACAGAAGCGTTATCAGATAGACTTACTTCAGAAGGTTCTAGAACCTTTGATGCAAATGGAAGAACAGTTGTTGTAGGATAACCATTCTGCATTTCTCTAATCTGACAGGTTACTGGCAAATCTTCATCTTTACCTTGGAAGTATGCATCAACTTTAGTGATAAATTCTCCACCCTCTGCCTGTGGCATAAATGATTGTGCAAGCGGATCCCACCAACCAACAATCTCATCACGAATAGCCGGATTGGCAGTTTGTTGAACATTTCTAACTTCTACACGAGCATTACGAGTTGCAATAAAGGTTTCTTGTGTTGTTGTAAGAATACCAGTTGCAGAATAGATTGCCTGTGCGAATGTTTCTGGTTGAGGAGTTTCTGCATTTGTAGATGAAGAAGTCAACCTAAAGAGTCTATCACCAGTTCTGAACTGAGGATTGCCTCTAGTATTAGGGTCTGGAATTGAGAATATTCCCTCAATCTTACCAGCAGCAGAAGTTATCAAGTCTCCACCCAAAGAACCACCAGAAGGAGTAACATATCTGGTAACATTAGTTTTATCAAAGAAAGGATATACCTTAGTTAAAGGTTTCATACCAGTAACAGTAAAGGTAACATTTCTTGCACGAATGAATGGAATCAATGCACGAGATAATACTTTATTTCCTTGTGACTCAACATCAATCTGTGGAATAACAGAAGTCTGAACACCTTGTCTTACAAGTGGGCCACCGTCAGAGGATGTTAGTGTAGTTCTTCTAATAATTGGTCGGAAAGGAACACGACTTCTCGCACGAGCCCAAGAGGTGTCTCTAAATGTTTCTGTTCTACTTTGAACTGTTCCACCCCACTGTGATTGCCATGCACCCCAAATAGTTCCGATAGCATTTCTATTCTGTGCAAATACGGTGTCAAAGTTTCCTTCTCTATTAATAACAATATCTGGAAGTTTATTGACTTCAAACCATTCATCACCAGATGGTGACAATACACAAATACCAGCCCATGCAAAGTTTAGAACAGGGTTTAGGTTTTCGATTCTAGTTGCATATGGTTGTGATGCAGTAACCTTATGTGTATAAGGAAGAGTTAGAACGTCACCAGTTTTTTGATACTGATCGACTGTTCTTTCTGCATCAGTGGTGTTCTCTTCAATAAGAGTTACACCCTTCATATAATATTTTGGACGAAGTTCACTTGCCTGCATATCAATAGCAGCACGATAGTCTGGATGTTTAACATCACCAGTAGCGTGTCCTCTAAAGTTATCGACAAGAATACCAGACTTAAATCTATTCAATCCGTTTGAATCTTGAATCTCAAGTCCTTGTGCCTCTTTCTCTAAAAGAGAGAGTGCAGTATAATATTCAATATTATTAATACGAGTTTCAAGTTTACCAATGTCACGCATTGTGTATCTGCGATTATTAGTTCTTGTAAAATCTGCATCCGATATATCTAAGATATATGGGTTCAAATTAATTTTAGCAAGATGCATCGCATTATCTAATGGTTTTGGTTCAACTGGATTTTCTGATGCCGCACCAGTAATGAGTTTAAATTTACCTTCTGGTGTTAGGAATAAAGAATCTATTCTACCAATATAGAAATCAAAATCATATGCAAAGTTTGAGTTGTCTTTTGGAATATCAATTGTAGAAGCACCAGTTCCAGCAAAAGAACGATCCTCAAAGTTAAATGACATTGAAGTAACTTTACTTACTGTTTGAGATTGTATTGTTACAGTCGATGTAGTCGCATCAGCAACACGAGGTCTGAAGTCAACAGCATCTCTCAAATCATATTCACCAGTAGGTTCTGCAACCTCTGGATCAACACGAGTAGCGGTATAAGTTGGAATGTCTTTGTAACTAATAGATGCATAAGAATCTACAGTAAAGAAATCACCAGAACCATGTTCAAAATAATCACAGACAATCAAGAGCCTACCAGTAGGAGAAGTCGCAGAAGCTTTGCGAACAATACGTCCTATATCATAATAGTTATCTCTCTGTCCATTGTCAAGAACAAAATTTGAAGTAATGTCACGAGAACCATCTGTAAAGGTATCAAGTGTAGCAGACTGTGAACTTTCTGCACCAGTGATTGTTTCTCCAGATATAAAACTTGCACCATTTACTGGAATGAATGTTATAGGAGAAATTGGGTTAATAATTCTTCCAATTGCACCAGATGTTGCACCAGTAATTAATTCACCTTTGGTAAACGAACCAGAGGCACCAGTAATTGTCCATTGCGGCAAAGATGGATTTGCAGAACTATCTTCAGAATCGTAGATTGCATATAGTTTGTGAATATCAGCAACACCCAAAGAAACATCTTTATGATGTGCAGATGTTCCGTATTCAGCACCACCAGCAATTCCGTCATTATCAACAACGACTTGGTGCATACGAGTTCTTGTTTTAATTTTTTCACCAGCAACAGTTCTTGTTAGAGTTGCAATTAAACGAACCTCAGCACCATTACCAAGTATACTTGCAGAAGTAATTGTTAGTGCGTTTGTTCCGGCTCCAGATACAGTTACATTAGAACTGTTAAGGTTCACAATGTCACCAGTTGCACCTGTTCCCGAACCAGCAGTGACGATGATAAGAACATAATCTTCATTGTCAACTGCATTAAATGTTTCGTTAGAACCAGCGAGGAATGATACAGAACCACTTGAAGAACTATCTTCAAACGAACGGCGAATTACAAGACTAGTATCTGATACTCCACCATTACTATCTGTCTTTAATGTTTTAATACCACTCTTCTGCAACTTACGAAGAAGAATGTTTTTCTGTTGATCAGTAAGTTGAGCTCTTAGTCTTGTTGCAGTAACAGAAGTAACAGCATTACTGAATGCAGAAGCAACAGTTAGTGTTGTATTATCTGTTACAGCAGTAACTCTTCTTTCTTCCAATATACCAGCGGCACCAGTTGGAAGAGAAATAATATCACCAACTTTAAGTTCAGTTGTAAAGTCTGTTTGGAAACCGTTGACTGTTGTGCTTGAAGTATATGAAACCAATCCAGTAATATTAATTGTGTTACTAAGATCAACGTCAGCAGAGAAATCTGCATCGCCTGTATCTGGGTCATTCATGTAAACTTGTTTTACAGAACTGAAATCCTGTGTAACAAAAGAACTAATAGTTAAGTCTGTTCCAGAACCAGCAGTTGCGTTGTCATCAATAATCTCGTCAGAAGCTATAGATGAAGTTGATTTTAATTTTTCGCCATTTGTAAATGTTCCAACAACAGATGTAAGAACAAGTTTTGTTCCTGTAGATGAACTTGCAACATATCCATATGCACCAGAATTCACACCTGTAACTTTTGCACCTTGAGGAACTTGTCCAGAGCCTGGAGTTCCACTCAAAGTAATATCTGTAAACATACGAATGTCGAACAAATAGAGTTTGTATTTTGTATCGGTGTTTGTAGAATCAACTACTAAGTCAACACCAGAACCAGTGTTTCCTTCAAAATGTTCAAATGCCCTTGCACGAGCAAAACCAATCTTAGTTCCAGATGACGAACCACGAGTAGTAGTCTGAGTATCAAAAAGTTCAATCTCACGATATGGTTCATCAATCTCACCAGAAATTTCTGGGGATATCTCTGGTTGTCCATGAACTTTCTTGACTACCACATAGTTACCCACTTCAACAGGAGTAATTGAACCATTGTAATTTTCAAAACTTCTTGGTTTAGGAATATCAATATATTTTGGTGAAACCGTTTCAATCTCATATCCACGAACATATGCCTTACCAGGCGATACTTGAATAGAAAGGAAATCATCAGATGCAATGTTTCCATCATCAGTGGTTGCACCGATAGCATAGATACCATTGTTTAAACCATCATTTGCATTCTCACGAATATCAAATTGAAAATCACGAACTGTATAATCACCAGACTCATCATTTGTTCTACGAGCAAGAGTTTCGCCCAGAACTGAGTATTCTGTATTCCTTGCCTTCTTTTCAATAATTCCATTATTGACACGAATAAGTTCAACAAAGTTTTCGTCAGCAGTTGAATCTAGAGAAAGTTTTGCAAGTGTTAATGTAAACTTGAGTCTATGAGCACCCTTTGCGTTTACGTTAGAAGTTCCTTGTGCGTTATCCAATAGGGTCGCATCTTCTTCTGGAGTCTCTAGGGCCTCTGTAATAGTAAGTCCAACACGATAAGATGGTGTGTCAGTATATTTGTCTAGAACCAATCTTTGATTTGCAACACGAACAAAATGTCCACGAATAAAGTAGACACCCTCTTCAATATTTGCAGAAGAACCAGTTGCAGTAGCATTTGTTGTTTGTAGAACCGCACTATCAATACCAGAACCAAAAGAACCTACTGTTCCGTTTGCAGAGATTCTTTCTCCGTTTTGGAATACAGTTGTTACGTTATCAGAACCAGTTCTAATATACTTTACAAATAGTGTAATAGGGTCTTCTGTAGTTGCAGCGACTGCCTGAATAACTTCTGCAACAACGCCAGAGGTTGTTCCAGTAATTCTCTTACCAACATAATCTTGGATTTGAGTAGAGATATCCGTAGATGAAATAGTAGACTGTAGTTTAACAGCATAGTATTCATTTGTAAAACCAACTGCGCCAGGGATAACTACCGTTCCCTCTTTGAATACATGGCGTCCATGTCTTTCAATTTGATTCTGTAGGATAGACTGTAGTTGAGTTAGTTCTCTTGCCTGAACGGCAAAGCCTGGACGAAAGAGAACTCTATGAAAATCTTTGTTTTCAGCAAAGTCATCATAGTATGGTGACACATTAAGATTGGTTTTTTCCATTGTTTAGAATTCCACTACGATTTTGATATCTTCTGTTTGGTCAGAAGCACGAGATATTGGGCGTCTGTTTTCTATATAAAGAATTTTACCACTGTTTGGTTCTAGTTCTGGATTGTTATAACCAGAAGTAAATGTAAGAACTGTTCCCCCAGCAAGAGTTACAGTCTCACTTGCAGTAGCAGAAGGAATTGCAGCAGCACCAGAGGTAGCACCAGTAATAGTATTTGCACCACTGAATGCAACTTGATTGCCAGAAGAAGCAATACCATAGTCTGCAAATCTTTCTTGTAGAATATATAGGATGTTATTTGTTGCGTCCCATTCTACAACTCTACCTACTGCACCAGTTGTTGACTGAGTAACTTTTTCATCAATCTCATATGCACTAACAGGAGCAGATGCCATCTTAATTGCAAGAGACTGTCTACGAGTAGATGCAGAAGAAATAGTTGTTGTTCCAAAGTTGTATGGGTCTTTAATAATTCCTACTTCTCTGAAATCGTTTGCAACTGTAACATCATCACCTTCTGCCTGTTCTAACTTAGAGTTCATCATAACATAGTGTCCACCAAGTTCTGCAACAGCATCTTTACCATGTCCACCCTTTGGTGAAATGATTGGAACGACTGCACCACCTGTGCCTGAACCGATATTAGCAGATACCGTCAAAGCACTTGTTGTATAAACATCTGTCAAGTCAACATTACCAAATGTGTAACCAGAGCCTGGAGTTGTCACATTAGTTCCAGCAGAACCCTGTTTGACAATTGCACCACCAGAAACTAAAATCTCTACAACACCACCAGTTCCGTCACCATCAATTGCAGCATAGTAAGTTCCGTCTGTATAACCAGAACCAACAGTAACACGAACTACGTCAATAGAACCATCAACTGCAGCATTAGTTACGTTAGTGTCAGTAGATACTGGAATAAAATCTGAGGTAAGGAACTTTTGAATTTCTGATGTAGAAATGGAATACATATACTGAATTGTATATCCACCAATTTCTACAGGGAAGGTATCTGTTCCAGTTGGTTCAGAACCACTATATGCAGTTCCACCATTATTGTCAAGCACTTTATAGACTTTATATTCTGAAGTCATAAAGTAGAATGTTCCGTCATACAAGTTTGATGCACCAGAAGTAGTCGTATTTGAACTACTAATGTCGTGTTCATACATATCGTATGCTGTATTGTTTGTCCAGTTTCTACGAGGGATAACATAAGATACATCAGAAGATGAGATCAACTTAGCAGCGAGCATTGAATCCCATTTATAAAATTCTGTAGTCACATCATCCTTTGGAACAGGAGGTGAGTTGTCATCGCCACCAGATGTTGAATTAGTAAAAGGTGAACTCTTACCAATGAACAAATAGTATGTTGATGCAGCGGCTTCTGAGAAAGACTCAAAGAATTGCTCTGCATTATGTTGTCTGAAATTTTCTGTAATAATCGCTGCCATTTTAGTTTTCCATTAATCCTTTTTACAATGATATTTAGTTAGTATTTCACAATGATGATACCAGAACCACCATCTCCACCGTCCTGTAGATTTGGTGCTGGATAGTAAGCACCGCCTCCGCCACCACCACGGTTTGCAGCACCGTTTTGTTGTGGATATGAAGGAGCATCTGAGGTGCCTCCTCCACCCTGGCCACCAGTGCCGGCATTTCTTGGTGAACCATTGGCATCAGAAGAACCACCGCCACCTCCAGCATAGTATGTTTGTGTTCCAGAAATATCGTATTGTTTACCAATACCCCCATTACCACCTTGATAGTTATTAGCGTTGCCGCCGGCAGCACCGGCACCACCACCACCACCAGAACCATAATCTGATGAACCGCCTGGATTTCCAAATCCATAAGTTGAAGATTCGCCTGGTTGTTGTGGTTGAATCCCTGTGCCTCCTGCTGAAACTACAGAACCGCCGTGATGTGAAGAACCGCCTCCACCCGAACCGCCTGGCCCGCCAGTGTATCCGCCAGAACCTACTTGTTTTCTTCCAAGACCACCACCCTTAGAGGTTAGTGTCCCAAATGTTGAGTCCTGGCCGGTGCTCCCATCATTTTGAGGCCAATTTCCACCAGCACCACCAGCACCAACAGTATAAGAAATAGAACCGCCAGGGGTTACAGGGAATGCTGGACGATAGATAAGTCCACCAGCACCACCACCATAAAATGCTGAAGCGCCACCGCCGCCACCAGCGACAACTAGAACATCAACAGCAGTAATACCACTTGGAACACTGAATGTTCCAGAACCAGTAGATGTGTAAGATGTGATTGCTGGTGCGTTTACAGTAATGGAATATTGTCTTGTAACTGTGTTAGTTCCATCAGTAACAGATAAAGTAAATGTTGAAGTTGTATCTGAACCTACAGCAGTTGCATTTCCAGAAATCGTTCCAGTAGCAGAATCAATAGAAAGTCCAGCAGGAAGTGACCCTACTGAAACAGAATAAGTTAATGATGCACCTTCTGAGTCAGTTGCCCCAGTTGTAAATGAAACACCAGTTCTTAAAGAATCATAAATTGACCCTAAAGAACCAGCAGATACAGTCCAAGCAGGACTTGCGTTTACATTCAATAAATCAGAACCAACAATAGACAAACCAGAGTTACTATTTTCTACTTTAATGTCATAAGGTTCTTGTGCATTGTCAAAAGAAGTTCCATCAAAGTTTGCGGTTAATTCAGTATTAGACACTCTTGTCACAGTTCCAGCAGTAATAGTAGAACCATCAGAACCTACAGCAGTTACAACTTGTCCACCACTAATAAAGTTTAAACCATTAATAGTAATGTCTACAGAAGAATCTGAATCTGCAATATTAGATGGAGAAATTGAAGTAACTGCCGGGGGGGAGTCGATAGACTTCCATTGGACTCCATCGTAATACTCCATTAAGGATGTGGTTGAATTAAAACGAATATCTCCCGCCTGAACATTTGCTCTTTCGGCAGTTGTTCCGACAGGCATCTTTGCAGCTTCTGTTCCTGTTATTTCTGTATTGACGAAGAGGTTGTCAGTCGCCTGTAATGTAATTTTATCAATTGCCATATTTCTTTATCCTATCCGTTAATTCAATGCAACCCAAGCAGAACCGTCATACCCTTGGAATTGAGCAGTTCCACCACCGTCACCGTCTGTTACGAAAGCAATCATACCAGCAGCAGGACTTGTAATTGCGGCATCTCTTGCAGTTGTATCTGCATAGACTGCCAATTGAACAGCACCACTTGCAGTCAAGTCTGTGAATGTTCCAGCAGCAGGAGTTGTTCCACCAACGATACCATCTACGTTACCTGTGACATTTCCTGTTACGTCACCAGTTAAATCTCCAGTAACGTTTCCTGTTACATCACCAGTAATGTTACCAGTGAATGTTCCAGCGATTGCACCAGTTCCAGTAATAGTAGGTGAAGTCAGTGTCTTGTTAGTTAATGTTTGTGTGTCATCTGTTCCAACCAATTCTTGGTTACCACCAGCAGGCAGTGTCAAAGTGTTTGTTACACCCTCACTGTGTGGTTGAGGAACAATTGTTTGTCCATGAGCATTTGTCTCACAGTTAATAATAATAGAACCTGTTGCAGAAGCACCGTCACCCAAAGATGTGATACCAGTAAACTGAACTGCATCTGTTGTTGCAATGTCTTGGTCTACATCAGATAAATCTTGTGCAGCAATGTTAATATTTGCAGAACCATCAAATGATTGTCCAGCAATAGTTCTTGCAGTTGCAAGTGCAGTTGCTGTGTCTGCATTTCCAGTTACGTCACCAGTAACATCTCCTGTGATATTACCAGTAAAAGTTCCAGTGATTGTTTTGTTTGTTAAAGTTTGTGTTGCAGTTTCAGTAACTACTGCGTCTGATGATAGGGTAGAACCGTCACCAAGATAGGTGTAGATTTCTACGAAGTTATCATTGACTTTACCGGCTCCTGTGCGTAGGTCGTCACCAGTGCCGTCATTCGCAGCAGAACCTCTTCCTATTGTTTGATATGCCATTTAAAGTTTCCCCTAATATTCTCTAGTTATTTATAAGACTTTTATCAAGAGCCTATATCAAATGTTATGCCTGTTTCATCAAATCTTTCTGTAGATTCATCATATGAAGTATAAACGCCACCAGCAGTTTGTCTTGGAGTTCCCTCTTCATCAAAACTATTTGTTCCACTATCAAATGTCATAAAGGTATTGTCAAAGGCGTTGATAAGTCCACCATTACTAATATAAATTTCTGATGGAGGCATTACGTTGATACGAGTTGTATATGCACTTTCTGGTATAGAACCATCTGCAAGACAGACATCTCTAATATTAAGATAACCAAATTGTGCAAGTGTGTATTGGTCACTAGAGAAATTATCTCCAGTGGTTGCAGTTCTACTAATGCCTGGGTAATTAGGAATTACTTCAGACGTTGTGGTTGGATGAACT